TCCCTGCATCATCTGTCCTACTGTCAGTACCATTGCTGGTATCTGGGATACCATGCCCTGTAATGCTGAGCGTGGTTGACATGGATAACCTAGTGCACCTTCTTTAGTATGGTGTAGTACTAGTACACATGCATTGGTATCTCTTGCAAGATACTTAAGTTCTTTCATTACTTGTCGCATACCAGCAAACTCTTCATGTCCATCTATTGCTATGTCCATAAGGTTGTCTACTACAATAAGCGTTGGGCTTCTGCCCCACATAGTTTCAAATGCTGATACCTCATCATCTAAATCTTTAAGTGTAGGGCTAGGTTCAAATGACCAGTACAAATTAGAGAACTCTCGTAAGAGTTCTTCTGCTTTGGCTGGTTCTGTCTTAAGCATATGTTCTGAGTGTGCTTGACTTATCTTTGCTTTCATAGCAAGCAATCGCATAGCCATAGTGTGTGCATTAGTATCAGCAGAGAAATATAATGTAGGTTGTTTTAGTCTTGCTGCGATGTGTAATGCAATAGATGACTTGCCTGCGCCAGGTGTACCTGCAATTACAGTTACTTCTGCTCGTCTAAGTATCATGCCTTCTCTTTGGAACGCCTGAAATGGTGGGGCTAAAGGCTCCCCACCTACCTCAGGCTTGCCAATACTACGGCGTAGTGTTTTCATTTATGCCTTTGTTTGGTCGGCTTGGAAACTATTCCATTCAGGTTGGTTGGCTTTGATGTATTGAGTGGTGCACTTAGTCATGTCGCCCGCCTTAGCAGGACAGAAGTGACCTTTGTATGGACCGAACTTACCAGTTAGTCCATGGATGCGTGTCATTGTACCGTGTGGGCATAGACGTTGACCATCAGTTACATGAGCATACGCTGCTGGAACAAATGGTGCTACTTCTGTTGCACCAAATGATGTAGCAATTGATGCGAGTTGTGGGTTATGTGGTACTGCTGTGTTAGTAGGCTTGACTGCTGCTTCTAACTCATGCACTGCTGATGCTAGTGATGCTAGTGATAGTGCTACTACTTGGTCTAGTTCTTCGCCGTTTTCGGCGCGAACAGTAACGAGAGAACCTGCTGCTGTCTTAACTGTGATACTGATTGGTGCTTCGGTGCTTGGCATTTATTCTCCTTGAATAGATGTTACTAGGGATTTTTTTGTGTCTCGAAAGGCACGGACTTTCATTGCTAACTCTATACCCTTCCATCCTTGTTTGATGTCAACGAAATGCAGTTCACACTTACCACTACCTGCTGGTAGATGGACAATGATTCCCTTATCTTGGTTGACACTACCCCAAGACCCACGGACTGCCGTGGCAGGGTCATACGGCAGGCCGTGTGCATACACGGCTAACTGCATAGCAATCTTGTTTGGGTAAGCAATACTACCAGTCTTTAGGTCAGAGATAAACAACTCACCCTTGTATTCAACTACACGGTCAGGTGTGCCAGCAATCTTGTACTTATCTAGCACACAAAACTGTTCAATGAATACATTCTTAAAGTGTTTGGTTGCATCAGCATATGCTTGTATGTCTGCAACATAATCTTCTGGTATCACGCCAAGGTCTTCGCCCCTGTCGTGCTTCTCTGTTAGTGTATGTATGGCTGTGCCTATAGTTGCTGCTGATGTAGCACCTGCTGCTTCCATTGCATCTTCAACTAACTTATCCATCTCTAACTTGTTGTCTCTGTTTGCAGATGCTGCTAGTAATAGGTCAGGTCGCAGTGTTAGACCTGCTGCTGCCATGCGTAACTTCCATGCTATTAGTGCAGTGCCATCATCTAATGAACCTGCAACCGTAGTAGTACGTGTGTATGGTACTAGTTTGCCACCCTTGGGTGGCACTACCATAGGTCTACCGTATCTATCTCTTGCTATCTCGACTGTCATACTTCTCCCTTGTTAAGTAGATTAAAGGGGCAGGAACAAGGAGAGAACCAAAACCCTGCCACCTCTAACCTGCCCTCATCATAGCGTAGTGTGACGGACTACGTATGATGATGCTGGCGTGTCGCCAAGTTTAGTATTCTTCTTCTACATCTAGTACTTCAATCTGGTCAACATCAATGTCACCGTCATGGAAATCAACTGAAACATTATCTGTAAAGATAGCCTCTGCATCATCAGCATCTTCTGCATCTACACTGAAAGTACCAGTGACTGTGTATGTAGCACGATACTTTGTTGTAAGTCTGTTGGCACCAATGGATTGGAGTAATTCATTGACATCTTCTTTACTTGCAGTAAACTCACCATCATCCCATTGACCTTCACTAAAGAAGTCACGTACTTTTTCACGTTGTGTACGCATATCTCTGGAAATTAAAATGTTTGCTTCTGCATGTTCTTCTTGTTTTTCTTTGTATCCTTTGAGTTCATTTACCATACGTGTTATTTCTGTATCGGTATATGTTATTGACATATTGTCTCCATTAAGTACTGTGATTGTGTTCATTTGTTCCTCTCGTTGTTTAACTTACTAGTAAAGACAAAGCCCTTGTCTTTACTTTATCATTGCGTCCACTCAGGGTGGCAGCGGCAAGGCGAGACGCGCCACCCGCAGCATAGTGGTCAGCATGTTCTACTACTGCATGCCATGCACCGAAGGCTGTGCCTCTGATGTTCTCTTGTGTCTCTGATTCTGTGTAGATAGCAAATGCTTTGGCACGTGCATCTGTTGCTATAGTCTGTTGCTTACGCTCACCTCTGGTGAGTAGCATGTATGGCTTGTCTTCTACTGTAGTAGGTAGAGGCCATACTGCTTTGAAGAAGTTAATTGTTTGTTCTCTTGTCATTCTTTTATTCAGTAGGTTGTTAGCAACCAACTGATAGTCTGCTATAGCAGTGTATGTTAGGTTAGTAATGTTGCGGATGTCCGCGATAGATAGTTCTTGATTGGTAGTGTGTGTCATGCGATAGGTATACTCATTGTAACCTTTGCTTCCACGAGTATATCCCTTGCTAATCAAACCGTTGACTTGGTTAGCACAGAACAAACGCTCAATGATTGGCTTGATAACAACAGATGATGAGCCATCATGTGATGTCTTTACTAATAAGAATGCAGCGTGTGGGTCGTTGGCTACCTCAATACCCTGAGGTAACTCAAGTACCATCCAGATATTAGAGCCATTATTAAACTCACCTGCTGCTGCATAGCGTGCATCACCTGCATCTACCAGTGTATCCAGTGCATTGAACACTTCCATGTTCTGCACTACCTTGTACTTATTGCCAACAATACCAATGATTGAATTGTTATCCTCACGTACAATAGCCTGCTTCTTTGGTACCTCTTTGTATACTGCTTGGTCTACACCTTCAGCAGTTATATTGGCTGGCTCAATTTCTGCCATGAGTGGTGCGGTACGCACACTCCAGTTAAGTCCTGCTTGTGTGGCTGCATCTGATGCTGAGTTGGCTTCAACTGCAGTGCCACCTCTCACCCATGCTGATTTGTTTTTAGTTACTGTCATTTGTTCCTCCAAATATTCCTGCTGTTACCTTAGGGTGTAGTTCCATACGCATGCTATTGAATGCAGCAACAGGCCAATTGGTTTGGAACACTCGGTTTAATAGTGTTGCCAATGAATAGCCTTGCTTGATTGCTGGTGCTAGTGCTTCATTTGCTTTACCATCTTGTTGCTTTTCGTAGTATGTAAGAGCAAGTAGTGTGGTAGGTGCAGCACTGTACTCAATAGGTGCATGTTTTGTTAAGAACTTAAAGAATAATGTAGCCTTGTCTTCTTTAGGATTTATAAGTCCCATTGTATAGTCACGTACTTGAGTATCTTTTAGTGCTAACAATACGTAAGGTATCATATCATCTGATACTTCATCAGCATGATATGCATACTCTACTAATCTTGCAGCCTTCTGTTGTCCTTCTGAACCCATCTCATACTGTCCATTCTCATCTTGTCCAGTTGTAGGTAGTACTTCATTTATCTTTGCTTTTACTTGCTTCTTATTCATCTGTTTCTCCCTTGTTTTCTAGTTGTGTACTGCGCCATGCCCATGCTATGTCAAGGTCATCCTTTGGTAGCACGTTTGTTACTCTGTCTCTTGCAGCATCATCATCATTTGCATAGACAAAGAACATCATCTCTACTCTATACATAGGTTTCTTAATACCAGCCATGCTTCCTCCAATGTGCCCATGCAATTGATGGGCTATCGTATCTATGAACTACATACTCCAGCCCCCGCGCAACTTGTTGCGGGGCTGGGGTACCAGGCTTGGTGTTTAGTACTTGTGCTATGCCATAGGCTGTTGACTTAGGATTATCCGCATCATGTTTCCATGCTGACTCTTTACCCCATAGTTTCATTAGTGCTTTGTGTTCACCTCTACCCCATTCGGGGTACCACATTTTCATGTATGAAATAGCATACATCTTAGCAGCGTACGGTGTCCATACTTTAGGTAGTTTTTGTTCGTTATAACATAGGTCGTTAACATGTTGTGAGTAGTACTTTAATGGCAGACCTATTAGTGTGGTTAGTGTTAGCATCATGGTGCCACCAACAGCAATCCATTTTCTTATGTTACGCATCTAGTCTCCTAGTCTTCTAAGATTTTTTCAAAGAAAGCATATGCTTGGTCTAAGCCTATGAGTACAGATTCAGGACCAGTTAACAGTTCACGGGCTAAGCCCACTGCTGCTAACATGTCCCCTGCCTCAGTCTTCGTCACCATACATACGGTCAGGTTCACTGTAACAAGTACATTCTATCACGTAGTTACCGCAGTCTTTGCAGTCACCATCTTTGTCTAGTGCAGTGTCATCTTCTAGCGGTGGTTCGTAACTCATGGCTTACCAACTAGCCTGATACTCAAACATAGCGTCATCAACGCTTTGTTCAAGTGCTGTGTTTAGTTTCTCAATGGTATCTTTAATGTCTTCCCAATACCATTCATCTATTTCTGTACTGCCAAAGAAGAACCCACTAGTAGGAGGCAGTAGTTCTAGTGCTGTTTCTTGTGTGCCTTCATCTAATACTTTTTGGCAATCATCTCGTAACTGAACAAGGTCTTGTTTAGTTAGACTAATAGGTGTGCAGTTATCTATTGCATCACTATTATTGATAATCCAGTTATGAATTGCATTAGCCTTACGCCAGTATGCAACTTCATGTACTTGCTTCTCGTACAGATACATGTCTAGTCC